CGCTCCCCGCAGGTCCGCTCCCCACAGGTCCGCTCCCCGCAGGTCCGCTCCCCACAGGTCCGCTCCCCGCAGGTCCGCTCCCCGCAGGTCCGCTCCCCACAGGTCCGCTCCCCGCAGGTCCGCTCCCCGCAGGTTCGCTCCCCACAGGTCCGCTCCCCGCAGGTTCGCTCCCCGCAGGTCGCTAGCGAACCCCGCTCGAATGACGGCCAACACGTCGAAGACGCCGACAACATCAACGGCCCGAACACGCCGCTTACCTTCGCCTTCGGCCAAGATGTCGGCTTCGTCGTATTCGAGTTCAAGCCCGATGCACGACGCCAGGCTGATGCCGCCAGAAGATGCGGCATTGGCGGTCAGCGCCACACAGAGCCCGTCGCCCTCATGCTGCGGGCACGGGTCGCCGTGCTCCGTCGGGTTCGTTGCTTCGACCCTGACACGTTCGCCTGGCATTGGCAGCGGCCAGCGGTACCCGCCGTGGGTGGTGCCGTCCGTTCGGGTGATCTTGAAGCCCTTGATCTTCGCCACGAAAGTTCCTCCTTGTCTCGTGATGGACTCAACATATCACGGTGCAGTCAGAGACTACAAGGAACTTTGTGAGAAGTCGCCCCGAATCTCCAGATGGTGCGATAAGCGGACCATCCTGCATGTCACGCAAGACTACACAGGATCAGACGCACTCAACAAGAGATCAGGGTTCCGGCAGGTACTCCACGAGCGCCAGCGAGAGCTGATCGACCATGTACTCGGCCTCGTTGCGGACCCCGGCGAACAGCATCTCGTACATGCTGTCGTCTTCGATGCCGGCACGAGCCACGACCCGTGTCTGTTCGGTGAGACGGTGATGGCAGCAGTGCAGCAGCTCGTGCAGGATGGCCGACAACTGCCCGGTGTAGTCGAGTCGTCGGAACGACTTGCCGATCGTCAACACGGCCGACAGCCGACCTTCGGTCGGTGACACCATCGCCAGCACGTCACGATCAAGATGCTTGTCGTATTCGACGTAGACCAGCCAGTTGTCGAGCCCGAGCATCGGGCCGTAGTGGGCAACCATCGCCTTGGCGACCTCGACCGCCACATCCTTCTTCACGTCAGCGCCGCCTCCATCGGCACGTACTGCCAACGGTGCTCGGACTCCATCTGGTACATCGCTTCCCCGAGCTGCTGACCGCCGACGATGATGAACCCTTCATCCTCGAACAGATCGCCGTTGTCGGGCAGGACCGGACCAGACCACGGGAAGTGTTGTGCGTCGAGCTGGTCCAGGACCGTATGCATACAGTTCGGGCCGGGGTGGATGATCACCCCGTCATAGGGGCCACCCACCAGTTCGATCTCTTCAGGGATGATCATGACGTGAAAGCCTCCGGGTCGATCAACAATGGTTCTGCCGTGACGTACTGGTCGATGCGGCGACCGTCGCCCCTGTAGCGCCCGTTCAGCAGTGCGTGGGCTTCAGAGTCGGACATGTACAGCCAGGTCGGCTGGCAGACGCCAGCCATGATCTTCTGCTCGTAGTAGCTGTCCGGCTGGATCCCGTTGTCAGCCCAATGGCGGTGGGCTGCACACAGGTTGTCGCCGGCCAGCGCCGGCTGTTTGCAGTGTTCAGTTCTCTTCGTTCGATTGCAGGAGGCCACGAAGGGTCGCCAGCCCTTTCTCGTAGTGGGTCTTCGCACGCACTGCGGCGAGGCCGAGTTCGGCCCCGGCTGCGGTGACGGACGCCCCGCCGAAGAAGACACGTTCGATCATGTGCCGTTGCTTCGGTGGGAGGTCATCGACCATTTCCCGCAGGTATTCCTGTTGGGCTCCAACCTCGGGGGAGGGGAGTTCGTCAATGCACGGCGACACGTACCAACGCATTAGGTGGCAGACTGCTCTCTCAGAGCAGTCGAATATCTCCTTCGGTTTCCCCGAAATACGATGCCACGGTTGGTCCTTCAGGCTGCCCGGTGGATACCGGTCCTCGGGGCAGCGGATACGGGTCTATTTCGCCGTCTACGGCACGCAAACCATATTTGGGCTCCGGGGTGCCGGAAGGCCGTTCGCCGGCCAAGAAACGCACCAGAATCGCCAGATTTGCGTCATCGAGACCAGAGACGCTGTGAAGGTCTGCGCCGGACATCAAATCCCTGACGGTGAGCCCGACGCACAGGTCATCCAGCAGCGACACCAGTTCGTCAGCCGTCACGTCGTGACCCCATCCTCGTTGAGCCAGGCGAGATAGCGATCCCAAACTGATGTCAGATCATCGAACGAGCCGACATCGGTCGGCAACTCTGGTTCGTCGTAGCCAGCAACAAACCCGGCCCGGTACGCCTGAAAGAACTGGTCGGAAGGGTCGAACTCTTCGCCCATCACTCCGTCTCCGTGTCCAGCAGCGACGGCGGAACCAGCGCCTCACGGCGCTTCAACTCGTCACCAACCACCTCAACCACACGACGCTCCAAATCTGTGATCGTCCCAGAGTTGTCGAGATCCACGTCGAACCCGTCGTAGTCGAGCAGTTCGGTCTCCGACCGATGCCCGTAGCCGGCATGCCCTGGACGGGACAGACGGATCAGGAACCCACCGGCCTCTTTGATGCGGACGGCCTCATTGATGTAGCGCACATCCGGGATCACGACACGCTCGCCCGGCCCGATCCGGTTCAGCACCTGATCGATCCAGAACTCGTCACCGAACACCCGCCGACAGCCGTCCCCAAGGTTCTGGAGGAACGTGCGGAGCAGCGGGTAGGTGTCCTTCGCCTGCTCCCAGCCCAGCCCATGCACCGCATGGGCGAGACCACCGTGCCCGACACCGACGTTCTGAAGGCGCACGTTCGATGTGACCAGCGGATCGCAGATCATGGCGACCTGCTTCAAACTGTCTGCGAAGCCGACACGGCGGTATCCGAGATCACGACACAACGCCTGGGCTGCGGTGTCCTTACCGACACGGGCGACACTTCCGATACCGACGATCACAGGGACCCCACAATCTCGATCACATCGTTCCACGACATCGCACGAAACGATGTCTCGTTGTTGCATTCCACATCGATGTTCCACGGTTGATCGAACACGACACCCACCTTCCCGGCCTTCACGGCCGTCTTGATCACACCAGGGTTGTCATCGATGTAGACGCCGCACGGTGTTGCCGGCTTGTTGGTTTGACCGGTTCGCAACTGGATGTGCGACCACGGCGAACGTCGATGCCATTCTGCGGTCGCCCGAGCTGCGTCACCGGAGCGGGCCGTGACGAACACGAGCTGATGCGTCTGCGACAGCTCATCGAGTGCGCCGGGTGCCCCGGCGATGTACGGGAGTTGCCCCCACAGCCCGGCCCGTGACGCCCATTGGATCGCTTCAGCTTCCGTGTTGAAGTGGGTGAGGGTAACGATGTCGTCCCACTGTGTGAAGGTGTCGATCGTGCCGCCGAACCAGTTGTTGTAGGCGTCCACGAATGTGCCGGCGAAGTCGAACACGACCCCATCGAGGTCTACTGCGATGCGGCTCATGACTGGCTCCACGCCCGGGCGGCGTCGTAGGTCTCGTCCACTGTGGTGCCGGGCAGGTGGGCGATGATCGGCCCCCATGTGTTGGACTTGTAAAACAAGTCGCTCTCATGCGTCCCCTTCGCTGGTGGCGGGAACGCCGCAGGAGTCGGCATCGCTTCGAGACGGGGCGCTTCCCCGTCGATCGTGAACGTGCTGTTCACGTAGTCGGTGCGCTCCAACACCACACCACGCCGATGGTCCTGCTCGTCACACCACGACAGGAAATCGCCGTACTCCTTATCGAGCCAGAGGGCGAGGGTTTCACGTTCCTTCGGGTCGGCTACGTCACCGAACGTGCCATACGACGAGACACGGCGACGTTCACCCAACCACTCGAACAGCTTGTGTTGACGATGCGTTTCGAGACTCACGACACACCTGGCTTCTTGTATTTCATTTGTGGCCCTCCTTCAGACCTGTTGAATAGTTTTCTCGGAAATGCACTCGGACAGCTTCCACCGGCAATCAACCTGATCCTGATGGATCAGGATCGACAACTCGTCAAGCGAGCCCACCAGACGAAACTCGGTCAGATCCAGGATCAGCTTGCCTTTGCCGCCACGATTCACCCGCACCTTGTTCGCACAAGAAACCTCCCATGCGGCAGCCAGAAACACACGGCTGTTCGGCACGTCACGGAACACGAAGTAGCTCATATACCCGTGCTTCAACGCCTTGCGAAGCGACAGTTCATCCAACACGAAAGCGTTCTCACGATCGACACCAGGCGGCAGCGGCCAACGATTCGACAGTGGCTGCTTGCGTTCCTTGGCGTCGAGAAAGAAACCAGGCACATACCAGTCCATCTCGGTGGTGGAAGCGGTCCGGTCGATCATCATCGCCGGCAGATGGGAGGCAACCTCGGCCTCCCACGCCTTCGACGCTGCATAATCGGCTTGGGCGGCACCCGGTGGCCGACGGTATGGGGCGTTCACCGTGCAGCCTCCACCAGTTCCTGATACTTCGACAACGGCATCAGCACGTAAGGACCTTCCTTCTTGCGAAGATCGCCCTTCCACAACAGCACCCAATCGTCGCCCACCTTCTTACGAAGGTGGCGAGCCCATTCGAGAAACAGAGGCCGTTTCGTGTTCTTCGCCTCATGCGTCCACGGGACACCGACATAATCGCCATCAACGGCACGCTTGTGACGTGCCGCCTGATCGAGCCGTTGCAGCGGATGATCTTCGTCCAAACCGACATAATCGGGGTAGAACAGTTCACGTAGCACTTCGAGGAAGAAGTTCTCTCCCTGCGTGCCTTTCGCCCTGGCGGGATTACTCAAACCGCAGCCCCAAAGAACATGGATCCAAGTGTAATACCGATACCGTCAGAGACTTTCACAAAGACGGCTTCCAGCCGGCTTCGATCGCTTCACGGGCATCGTTGTAGAGCTGCGGCACACGTAACGGCAACGCCCTGCCGTGTCCAATCTTGGACAACAACTTCGCCTCGGCCGTCCGACCGGCACGGTCGTTGTCCATGCAGACACGCACATCAGAGATGTGCTCGATGTCTTTCAACCAGTGGTCTTTCCACGTCCCGGCACCAGACGGCAACGCCAACACGTCCCACGACTGCGGCAGGACTTCATTGAACGCCCAGGCGTCCGACTCGCCCTCGCACAACACCAGCTTCTCCCGTGGCGGAATCCGCCACCCCCACGGGTGATACAGCTTGTGACCGAACTGGGAGCCCGGCAGGGCTGACTTGCCACCACCAGCAAGACGCACCTTCACCCCGTACACGAGATCCCCGTCCCGGTGCGGCACCCACAGGTCGGCATAGTTAGCCAACACCGCCCCGTAGGGCGGCTTCGTCTTGTTCAGGAACCCGACATAGACGGGCTTGCCGTCGATGTGATCCGTGAAATCAACCAACTCACGGGGCTGTTCACGTTCCACGTCGCCGGGCTCACGCCCGGCTCGGATCGCCTTGTTCCACAACTTCCAGATGATGTCCGACTTCTTCATGTCCGGGTTGAGGGCGGCGACAAGATCCACGATGTCACCGTGCCAGCCGGTCGAAAAGTCATGAAGATGGTCTTCATACACGTGCGCTGAAGGTGTACGTTCGTTCGGGTTGAACGGGGACACGATCTTGTTGCTGGCATCCAGTTCGTAGCCAAGCAACTCCACCACGTCATACATGGAGACGGTTTGACGCAGCAGCTCGAACGTGATATCCGAGCGAGTCATGTCTGCCACGTCAATCACGTCCGCTTCACCACCTCGGCCGTGTACACCAACTGTGTGTGAGGATCACAAACGCCCGACACGACGCCACCGGCCACGGTCAGAGACCTGGCCTGCTCCACGAGATCATCGAGCGCCGCCAGTGCGAGCGTGTCACCCAACCCCTTGTGCAGCGGACGCAGCCTGTTCACGTCGCTGATCACCCAGTTCTGGGCTTCTTTGAAATACCGAAACTTCGGCGGATCATCCACATACTTCTTCAACACCATGTACGGGTGGGTGTCCTGCGTCTTCAACGATTTCGATGCCATCAGATCACACTCCTGTACTGCTCATACACGTCATCGGGCTCAGGGGTCCCCAAAGCGGCCTGCACGTGCGTTTGGAACACGGGCGACGACCACTCCGAGATCCGCATCGTCTTCGGGTCCAAGCGGTATTTGACGCCGGCAGGCGCAGCCTCGCCGGCACGATTCTTCAACAACTGAAACCAAATCTCTTCTTTCACCCGCTGATACTCCAGGTTCGAGATCCCTTTCTGGAGCCTGGGGGCGTAGGCACCCACCACCGAATCCATCGGGGCGTAGCCGCCATAGCGACCGGAGCCGAGATCGAGAGCACCGTCACCACCGTCGCCCTTGCCGACCTGATGCAACACGATCGTGGAGCAGTCGTGTTCACGGGTCCAGTCCCGGAGCTTCTGGGACGCCTTGTCCACCTGCTCCGACTTGCCCATCAGCCCACCACCGCCGATCAGTTCGAGATAGTCGAACACGACCAGCCGGGGTGCGGTCCCGAGCCGGTCTGCGGCCCGGTGGAACGACTCGGACGCCTGACGGAGCGTGATCGCTGGGGTGTCATCGCACGTGAACCCTCGGAAACGGTCGATGGTGCGAACCACCTCGCCTGGCGTGTTGCCGGACTTGAACTCCTGCTCCAGATACTTGGTGGACACACCACATTCGATTGCCGCCAGGCGGGCCGCAACCATACGCTTCGACATTTCCAACGAGAAGAACAACACTGGAATATGCGGATTGTTGCGAATGATGTTCAGGCCAATAGTCGTCTTTCCAACAGACGAGAACGCCATGATCATCGTAATCTCTGACCTTGCGATGCCACCATTGGTGGAATCATCGAAGAAAGGGAGCCCGAATCCGATTCGGGGGATCGGATCTCTTGCCCATGCTGCGAAGTCATCGAACGACTCCGACAGGTTTGCTACACCACTCATCGTTCCTCCAAAGAACACAGAGGCCGGGGCAGCCGCCCCGGCCGATGGAAAGGGGAATGCTGACTTAGCTACCCTGGTGTGTGCCCTCGACGCCCTGTTGCTCACGCCGGTCCGTGCGGGCATGCAGGCGCTCTAGAGCCAGAGAGAGGTAATGGGCGGCATCGGCGTTCTCGTCGCAGTAGAAACCGTTGTCGTTGTAGAACTCGATTCGGTCCCTAGCCGCTGCGATGATGGTCTCAACGAACGCACCGTTCGGTGCGAGACGATTTTCGCCACGGCCCAGCGGGCCACGCTGCCAGGAGATGCAGAAGCCAGGGCCGAAGGTCTGACCCCCCTCCGGTCGGCCGTCGGCGTCGATGAACTGGTACGTCTGGAAATCGGCCAACATCAGAGGTTCACCCAGGCCGGCTTGTCCTTCAGCCACAGGCCGGCCCCGAACCGCCCGTCCGGGCTCTTCTTCGTCTTGTGGGCGAAGTCAGGACCCTTCGGGTTCTTCTTGTTGGTGCGGTTGTCCCAGAAGTTCGACGGGTTCTCCACCAGCTCCCGCCACAGGGCGTCGTCGGGGTCTTCCTGCACGCCGGGGATCGGCGGGGGAGCCTGCGGCGTGTTCGGCACCTGCTGCACGGTGGCAGGATGCGGGATCACCTGAGCCGTGTTCTCCACGGTGGTTCCGGGGAAGTTGCCGGTCACGCCGGCTTCAGCAATGTTGGTGTAGGTGATCGCCTGAACGTCACGGGCGATGTCAGCCAGATAGTTGCTGGCCTTGTCGATCTCGATCTGCCCCGCCTGGACGGCGGCGGCAACGACCTGAGAGGCGACGTTGTTGGCGTTTTGGGCGATGATCGAACGATCACGGTCTTCGAGGGGCATTGAGGTTCCTTTCGGGTGGTTTCGGGTGTTCAGAGTGTAGATATGGGACGGTCAGAGACTTGTAAGACGACGGGAGAGCCGAGAGAGTGCTTCCGCAGCCACTCGTGGAACGAGTCCGTTCCCACCGAGGTGCAGGGACTCAACCAGTCCCACGGGACGCCCATCAGTGCTGCGACGAATCGAGGGTTCAGGTCCGCTCGCTGCTCGCCATCGGTCCCATCCGTCGTGGTCGTCGGGCGGTGGAGGCCAAGCGCCTGTTTCAGCGACGGCCCGCCCGTTCGGCCGGGGCGCTCCGGGTCGGTGCCCCGCATCGCCTCCGACGCTCTCGGCGTCGGCCACATCCGCACAGCCCGGTCGGTCAGCGTCCCCTTGAAGCCTCGGGCCAGCGCCGCCTCCGAGTTCCCGTTCGATTTCGAGTCCCCAGCCACTGGAGTGGGCCACCCCGAAAAGCCAGAAGCGTTCACGTCGGTGACTGGCTCCAACGGCGGACGCCGAGAGACAACCCCATTCCGCATTGAACCCGAGGTCGGCAAGATCCGCCAAGACGTGCGATAGCCCTCCACCATCGGCAGCTCGATTGAGCCCCGGCACGTTCTCCAGGAAGACGAAGCTCGGTCGAACCTCACGGAGTATCCGGGCGATCTGCGGCCAGAGCCAACGGTCGTCGTCAACTCCACCACGCTTCCCAGCCGTGGACCACGGCTGACATGGAAACCCGGCAGTGACAAGATCCACCTTTCCACACCAAGGTCTGCCGTCGAAGGTGGCAAGGTCATCCCAGATAGGAGCCCGATCCAGGGACGCCTCTTCCATCCTCGCCACGAGGACGGCCGCTGCGTGGGAGTCCCGTTCAACGTGACATACGGTTCGATGTGCCACACCTGCGAGCTCAAAGGCGAGGCTGAACCCCCCATACCCGGAACATAGAGCCAACTCATGCAATGCATCCCTTTCCGTGATCGTCACAGACGTTCTCCGATACTGACAGGGGTTTCCAGGGCCGCACCGTGCGGGCACACGCTCTCGAACCAGTCGCACCACTCGGGGCTGCACAGGTTCGAGCCAGGGTTCGCAGGAAGATCCATGCCGTTCGCACGCAACACCTCGTACAGCGCCACAGTCTGCTCCAGCACATCCTCGGCGGCGGCGATGTGAGCTGCGGTCGGGGTCGCTTCACGACGCTCGAACGTGCCGTTGTACAGCATGATCGAGAACGAGAACCGTGCCCCAACGTGGCCGGGAAACAGTTCCTGTGCGGCCCAGAAATACCACGGTGCCTGCAAGTTCTTGCGAGGGCTTTCCTTGCCTTTCGCCCAACGGTTCTTGCTCGAAGTCTTCTGGTCATCGATGAACAACCAGCCCGAGGAAGGCTCCAGCAACACCAGATCGATCTGACCGCCACGGCGATGGTCGTTCCGCCACGGCAGGTTGAACGAACATTCGATGCCCAACACCTGATAGTTGAGCGGCCAGAAATGGCCGTTATCGAAGTACGAGCGGACCATCGTCTCGATCACACCGTGAGCGAACGCACGATCAGGAACCCGACTGTTCCATTTGAACACGCCGGCTTCACGTTCCAGCTCCGACGAATGCGACGGCGCACCCGACGACACCGCATCGAACTCATCGATCGCCGCAGCAACACACTCATCGACGGTCGGCAGCAGCAGACCGTCACGACGGGCGGCGTAATGCGTCTCCAAACCCTTGTGGTAACCGGTGCCCACAGCACGCACCGAACCGCCGTTGTACACCTTCGTCTCGATGTTGTACTGCATCGCACGAAGACAGTCGTTCGTGATCGACTGGTGAACTTTCACGGCAACGCCCTTTCAGTGGCGAGCCACAGTTGGTAGAGGAAAGCAAGACACACCTTCGACAGCGTTGCTGTCGAAGTGTTGGCCCGAACCGCAGCGTCACGCATCGGCAGATCTTCGCAGATCACAAGACGAACCATCTCGTCCCAATCGGGCTGCTTCTCCAGACGACGACGAACCGCCTGACGGCCGGCGTACCCGGCCAACAGCACGGCGTCAGGTTGGGCGAGCTTCCAGGCGAAATGCATGTCCTGCGCCATACCGAACGTGTATCCGTGGTCTTCGAGCACGTGACGGTCATGGCCGTGCACACAGATGTCAGCCATGAACTCGTCGGTGTACGTGTCGAACCGTGCAGCGACACCAGGCGCAGAAGTCGGCTTCACATAGGTGAACCGTCCGAGGACGGCTGCGATCGTGTCAGCGGCCACAGACGCACCACGCAAAGCACGCAACGTCTCCCACGGGGAAGCCACCTCGGACGTGGACAGGATGTTGCGGAACGGGATCCCAGGGAACCGTTCCTCCAGTTCGGTGCACACCAGATGCACACCCTCCAACAGTTCCAGGACATCCTTCGGGCCGTACGAGGCTCTGACGTGCCGGACGATCGGCCCGTCCAACCACAGTTTCGCCTCATCTTCAGTCATGACCATGTGTCTTCCTCCAAAGTCTCATGTGGTCACGGAACAGTACCAGAACCACATTAGCGGAGGGGTGTCACACGGACGTGGATAGCGGGCAGACAGAGACGCAGCGTGAACACCGGCGGGGGTGTCACTACGATGAGCGACACAATCTGCCCCAACTGCGGCCAACCGGCGCAAAGCCAGCGGCTGTTCTGCGCCTGCGGGAAACTGCTCGACAAGCAAGGCTTGAAGCAGGTACGGATGGCCGGGTTCGTCGGCGTCGGACAGAACCCGAAGTTCGATGACTTCTGGGCGTCCGGGGACCCTGCGACTTTACCCTGACTTGACCCCCACCGGACGTAAGGTCTGGTAGCGTCCAGTACATGACACAGAAGCGGAGGAAGCTCAACCCTGAGCAGATCGCCCAACTCCGCAAGGAGTACGAGGCTCTACAGCTCTGGGACCCCGAAGCAACAGACTCTATCGACAAGCTGCTCGAACGGTGGGAGATCGCCAAACCCACACTGTACCGGTATCGGGAGCGGTGGTTGGCGGATGACGAGATGCGCCGGCTCGAAGAGGCACGGTTGAAAGCTGCGGAACGTGACGTGGACAAAGCTCTCGCCCATCTGGCGATGGAGCTGGCAGCGGCACGCATGGAGAACGAACGCCTTCGCAGCCAGCTAGAGAAACCCCAAGCAGACGCCAACAAGTGACAGCAGACAGCCCCGGCCGACGGCCGGGGCTGTCAGACACAACGTCCATGTTTTGAGAGCGTGATTCCGGTCCCTCACCTTTCCTTTCTGATTGTGGTGTGGTCGGTTGGTTCGGATTGAACCGCTCCGTCGTAAGCAACCTGGATAGTACCAGGGGCGGTGTCAGGGGTTCAGTCGAACCACCCTAACGTCTCCGAAGGATCAGGTAGATCGCATCGGCCATCGCACCGTCGCCATGCTGCTCAGCTTCAGTGCGGAGCAGCCTTAGGCGGTCGGTCTCCAACGTCCGTAGATCCACCTCAACTAGCCCCGTTCCTTCGTCATTCATGATCGATGCGATGTAGTTCACGTCTCTCTCCCGTCGTTCGTTTCGTTGCGTCGGTAGGTCTCTGTCGAATAGCCACGGTAATGCCGGGGCCAGGTGAGCGGATGCGACATCCCACGAGTCAACCGCTCGTGTTCGGATCGATCCGGTGGAGGATCGTAAGCGTAGGCGTCCTGACGTGTCACGGCGTCACCCCACGGGGCAACTCCGTCATCAGCGCCGGTGTGTGCTTGGCCCGCCACCCTGAACACAACGGAGGTTCCGAGAGCCGCACAGGCGAACGGTAAACACGTTTACAGGTGGCACACCGGTACTTCGTCATGCCTGGACCCCCGCAGCGTAGGCAACCTCCGCAGCGGCCCATGCTCGCTGTGTGGACGCTTCCGCAGCCACCTCAGCAAACGGGCGGTGGTGCGGCACGGACTCGCCGGCATACCAACGCCGCTCCTCCTCGTAGAGCTTGACGAGAAACCCGGACGTTCGGGCCTGTATGGCACCCAGCCGGGTGCCATACGTTTCGAGCGTGACGCCGGAAACGGTTTGAAGAGCCCAGCAACGGGCCGCAACCTTCACGACCTGCCAGGTCTCGGGCGGATTCGCAGCGTGTGCGATCGGTGGAAACAACATTAGTAATCGATCCTTTCTCTCATACCATCACAGACTGCCCAAACGACAACGAACGTGAACACGGCCACAAAGGCCAACAGGTGCCAGGTCACAACGAGAGCCGATCGGCAACGAACACGTTGCCGTTATCCAGTTCCAGGACGTTCATTAGTAGTCCCACCCTTCACGCTTGCACACGTCATACGCCCGCTCAAACACACGGTTAGCAACGTCGAACATGTCCGGCGTGATGTCACCCGACTCCGTGAGAGCCAGATACTCGCACGCCGGATAATCCTCGCAATCGGGACCGAAGACACCGGGTCGGTAGGTGCCGTGAAAATGGTCGCCCAGCACGGCATACGCAACATCATTGATGGCGAACCAATGGGACATCAGGTCCCCGAAAATGTCATCCGCATCAGTGAGAGACCAAACGCCCACGATCGGTTCGGGTAGATCGCTCGACAGCATGTCAAGCACTTCAGTCTTCGTAGGCATCATTCCTCCAAACGATTGACGAACGCACTAGCAGATAGCTAGAGCAACAGAACCCAACGGTTGGGTCTGCGGTACCGGGGCTCACCCGGTCAGGTCCGTGACAGTCACAGACCTGATCAGCCCAACGGGCCAGCAGGGCAACCATGAACGACCCACATGTGCAGATTGTGGGCGTCCAGGCTTTCAGCCTCGCACGCTTCCACGTACTCGCCATAGGCGACCACGATCGCATCAGCGATCGCAGACACCATCCGCTCAATGCACAGATACTGGCCCTGCCGGATCTCATCCACCAGCGAATCACCACGGCCGAACGACTCCGCTGCCTCTTCGACGTAGCCCAACCGGTCCAGATGCCTGGACAACCAGCCCAACAGGTCCACGGTATACACGTCCACCAGACCATCAGCGATCTCGGCGTAAGCGTCCTCATCGTATGCATAGTGATCGGCATCAAACGACGCCCAGATATGTGCACACGTCTCATACCGCCAATCGTTCGGCAGCTCACCATCATGAGCGTCCATCACGGCATCCCGCAACCATGCGGGAGCGTCATCCTTGAGAGCGTAAAAACCCTCACCATTATCACGGACCTTGCGAACAAACATGATCAATCCTCCAGTTGGTTTGCCATCATCAGCGGGACAGGGAACCACCCTCCCCGGACCGTACCGCTACCGGTACGGTTTCGGCATTTCAGGCGATCACGACGCCACCACATCAGCGAGAAACCCGGCGAGCCCGCCGTGATAGTGCCGCTCGACCGCTGCGACGATCTCGTCGTCGGACAAGTCCACCGGGGCATCCTCGAAGCAATCGAGGATCCAGTCCCGAGCCTCGATGAGGAAGGATGAGGGGGCTGCACCCGATGCCACAACGGCATCAGCGAGAAACCCGGCGACGCCGCCTTGGTAATGACGATCCACCAGATGAGCGACGTCCCGAACCTCATCATCGACATAGAACGGGCCGAAACAGTCCTCCAACCAGAAACGCATAGCTGCCACCTCAGTGGCAGAGAGATCCGAGAAGTCGTGGCGCTGTGTCATGAGGCAAGTATCAGACAGTCACAGACCAAAGTCAACACCACGACCCCAACAAAAACAGATAGCGAGCCATCGGCGTCACAGATAGCAGGCGACAAGGAGGAAGGAGAGGGAAGGGGTCCGTGGCGTGTAAAGGACACCCAACACGACGAGGTAAAGCAAGCCTAACACGCATCAACGGCATTGTCACCCACACGACACCAATCTCACTATGTGGGATAGACAGGTGCTCGACGTGCCTCACCTTCCCCAGTTCTGGTGGTGAAACAACGAGCTCCGGGGGCGAGCTTCCCGGATCTCTGCCACACGCTGGGGTTTCAACTGATCACCAAATACATGGTGTGAGCAGGGGAAACGAGCCCCGGGGGAGGGGGCCGGCGAGGCACCGGGGTGCATAAACGACGCCGGCTGCATCATATGGTAATGCCCGTCTGGATGCGGAGAACAGTCACCCTGGCGGGTGCTCCCACGTCTCTTCGTTGTTGTCTCTGCCGCAGCCTCGTTGTTGTTCTCGTTTTGGGGTTGCGTGTTGTCTCGTGGGAACGGTTGTCTCTGACGGGGGTTGCTACGTTGGTGGTACCCCTTCGGGGGGTTGTTGTAGAGATAGTGTTGCTGTAGCCCGACCGTTTGCTCCGACCATCCGCATGGCGGCGGTCACGGGATCTTCGTCACCGGTAACGGTCTGTTGTCTGCTGCACGTGAGTGTGGTGGACGTGATGGTTTCTGTTGTTGTCGAGCCGTACATGACGGTCGGGAGTCCAGGTGTGGCATCTGGACGGGGGGTTTAGCCCGTGCCCTAGCACGGGCCGGTGGTTGAAGTGAAGTGCGAGCGCAGCCTTAGCGAAGCGAGCTGAAGCACGTCAACAACAGACGGAGCCTCTAAGGGCTCCGTCTTGAATCAAGTTGATGATGTTGTTTGACGGAGCCCTAAAGGCTCCGTCTTGTCTTCTTCGTTGAAGTTGCTTCAACACCTCTTCCTCTAGGGCAAGCGAAGCGAAGCGGAGCGCAACGCTTCCAGCGTTGCTGGAACTGCGGTGACAGCAACGCAACCGTGTCGATGGTCGGAAGCGCAGCGGCGCTTCCTTCGGCTCGGAAGCCTCACGGCGTTCGGCTTCCTCGCTGTGCGATTTTTTCGTTTTTGTGTTGGGGCGTTTCGTGTCCGGGGGGTGGTTTCACGATGACTGCCCCAAGGAAGAAGCCTGCGACGAAAGCGGCGAAGAACGCCGATCCGAAGTATTCCCGGATGACGACGGCGCAGAAGTATGAGCGTGCGATCCTGCTCGTGTTGGAGGAAGGCCACAGTGTGAGCCTGGCGGCTCGTGTGGTCGGCGTGTCTCGTTCCCGTCTGTCTGAGGCGGTGAAGGAGCGTCGTGAGGTGTTGGCGGATCAGACGGCCCGTGCAGAGTCTGAGCGTCGTTTGCGGAACGAGGCGTATGCCGAGTCTGTGGAGCCGGCTATCCACGAAGTGGATGATGTTGTCCAAGATGCGGACACGTCGCATCCGCTGGACACGCAGCAGCGTCGCATCCCGACGTTCCGTGAGTTCAACGAACTGTATTTCACGAACGAGGTTTGCCCTGACTGTGGCGTCCATCATGAGACGCCGGACTACCAGTTGCAGATGATGGATCTGTTGGAGGACCGGAAGCGCCGCTTCAAGTTGTTCAACGTTGCGCCGTACCACGGCAAGTCAACGGTGTGCACGTTCAAGTCCACGTTGTACGAGATCATGCGTGACCCGTCGTCTCGGACGGCGATCATCTCGGCTGGTTCGGCGCTGGCTGAGGCGATGCTGTATCAGATCAAAGAGCACTTGACTGATGAGCATCTGTATGCGGATTCAGCCCGGAACTTCATCGAGGACTGGGGTCCGTTCTACAACAAGAACGCCTGGTCGAATCAGCAGATCTATATTGCGGGCAGGTCGGGTGCTCAGAAGGACCCGACGATTTCGGTGTACGGGTTCGGCACGAAGATTTACGGTCGCCGGTTCGACAGGATGATTTTCGATGACGTGGCCGATCTGGACAACCAGAACACGCCTGAGGCGATCGACAAGATGTACCGGAAGATTTGGCAGGAGTATGCGAACCGTGCTGGTATGAAGACCGGCCAGTTCATTTTCGTGGGGACCCGTGTCGCTGCCGGTGACATCTACTCGAAGTTGGATGACATCGAGGACATGGCGGTGATGCGGTTCCCTTGCGTGTTGGATGAGGATTCGGAGTTGACGCTGTGGCCGGACCATTTCCCGTTCACGGCGGCGAAGTCGATGCGTGCTTCGATGCCGTCGATCGAGCAGTGGCAGCTCGTGTACCAGAACGTGGATACTCCAGGGCTTGGTTCGTCGTTCCCGTTGGAGGTGTTGGAACGTGCCCACGATGTGGGCCGTCTGATCGGGGAGTACGACGGGTCGTGGGCGTTGGTGGCCGGTGTCGATCCGGCTGGTGCCGGCCAGCAGGCCGGGTACACGTCGATGATCCTGTTGGGTGTGGATTTGCGGTCTGGGATGCGGAACCTGATCGACATTGTGAACGTGAAGCAGATGAAGGCGCATCAGATCAAGGATCAGATGCTGTTGTGGGCGGATCAGTATCCGACGTTGCGTGAGTTTCGTGTCGAGGTGAACGGTCTTCAGAACCAGATTTTCCAGTACGACCAGGAGTTGGTGCAGAACCTGACGAACCGTGGTGTGCGGCTAGTGCCGCACGTCACGCACGGGAAGAACAAGTGGGACCCGCAGTTCGGTGTGGAGGCGATGGCGACCTCATATCACAACAATCTGGTGTCGGTCCCGTGGGGTGATGCGAACTCTCGCCGCAAGTTCCGTGACCTGGACGAACAGTTGATGCAGTTCCCGATGGGGTCTACGTCCGATCTGGTGATGGCCCGCTGGTTCGCAGAGCTGTCGGCCCGAGAGGTGTTCCAGCGTCATACGTTGCCGGCATTCGATCCTCGCATGAAGGTGCCGAAGCGGATCCAGCGTGGCCGGCATGTCGTGGACTTCTCGACCCGTGAGGTTCGAGGGGCCACACAGGGCGAGGTGGACGGCGGGACGCTGTTCGGTGATCAGCGCCAGCCCGAGGTGAAGCAACTGATGAACATGGGCGGTTCGGTCAACGTGTGGTAGGCGGGGGTGTCGTAGAGATGGTGTACGACTCCTACGACGCTGCCAAAAAGGACTGCCCCGAGGGTTTCGCCGTTGGTGGCACCTACCGGGACGACGACTGCAAAGAGGCCGTCTACTTCCATCATCCTGCTGGTGCGGAACCCGACGAGCTTCGCAAGCTCGCTTTCCAGGCGAAGCACGGCAAGCCGATGACGCCCTATCAGGAGTGGGTGCATGAGATGGCGATGCGCCTGGAGGTGGTCCGTTGATCAGGGTCGAAGAACTTCCGCTGAAGGTCTCGAACCTTCAGGAGCGTTGGCGTGACCGTAACGTCCGTATCGCCACGATCAAGTCGGCGGTGAACGGCGATTGGGCGGTGGTGGACCCCGCCGACGATGAGGTGGAGGTCCGCTCCCCGAATCTGATCCAGGTTGCTTTGGAGGACACGGCCGAGTCGGCGTCGATGGTGCCGACGATCCGGGTCGGTCCGTCCGGGCCGTCCCGTGAGGATCGTGACCGTGCCGACAAGATGGAGAAGATCGGCTGGTCGTATCTCGATAACTCGCAGATCGAACTGTTGAACATCCGGTCACTGATGGATCTGGCTGCCGATGGCCTGTTCTGTTGGGCGGTCGTGTTCGACCCGGAGACGAAGATGCCGCTGATTCAGTGGCGTGACCCGGAAACCGCCTACCCGGAGGCCGGCTGGAAGACGATGGATTCGGTCCGGGAATGCGTGTTTCTGCGTGAGGTGTACGTCACGCAGTTGCCCGCCCCGTACCGGGATGCGATCGAAGAGCATTTCCGCACGAACAGCACCGCCAGCTTCCGCAACACGTCGTGGCAGGACTTGCAGGTGACGCTCGTGGAGCATTACGACGAAGATGAGATCCTGATTGCGGCGCTGTATCAGCAGCGCAGTAACGCCCCGGTGACGCAGCAGCAGGCGACATACACGCCGATCGAGTTGGAGCGGTTCCCGCTCCCGAAGATGCCGAACGGTTCCGGTATCTGCCCGGTGATCATCGGGCAGCGGATCACGCTCGACAACGAGCCCAGGGGCCAGTTCGATCAGGTTGTGAACGTGATGCTCGGCCACATCCGGCTCATGTCGATGGTGTTCGACTATGCGGACCAGGCGATCTACTCGGACGTGTACGTGTCCGATCTGATCGGTGCGATGCCGATGGGTGGCGGTTCGTACATCCAGCTCGGCCCGAACGGCAAGATCGGCCGTGTCCCCCCGGCCGTGACCGAGATCAGCGTGTTCCGTGAACTGGAGCAACTGATCGAGCACGTCCATTTGGGTGGTCGCTGGCCGAAGGTGCGCCCCGGTGAGGTGGACCAGGCGATCGCCTCAGCGAAGTTCCTGGAAGCGTCGGCCGGCATGATGAACACGGTGATCCGGTGCATGGCCCCGGAGACCAGGGTTCTCACCAGCGATCTTCGGTACGTCCCGGTTGGCAGCCTTGCGGTCGGTGACAAGCTTGTCGCTTTCGATGAGTTTCCGGCCGAAGGGACAGCGAACCGCCAATGGCGTGAGGCGGACGTTCTGAACGTCGGCCGAGCCATGCTTGACTCGTATCGTGTTGCCCTGACAGACGGGACGGCCATCACCTGCTCTGCCGAGCATCTTTGGCTGACCGGTTCGGGGAGTAAGCGGACCTGGGTCCGCACCGACGAACTCTTTGAGCGCCACGGACGCTACAACGCCCCCCGTGTTGTGAAGCTGCTCGACGTGTGGGAGCCTCTGGAGACCCGTCAAGCGGGCTATCTCGCCGGCATGTTCGACGGCGAGGGTTGTCTGTCTACGTCCGGTAAGGGGCTTCAGCTTGGGATTGACCAGAAGGATAATGCTGCTCTTCGGCTGGTGAAGGACGCCCTGACCGAACTCGGCTTTGAGTTCGGTGCTCACATGAAGCCCAACGAGGTTTGGCATCTGAACATCCTCGGCGGTCGTCGTGAGATCCTTCGTTTCCTCGGCACGATCCGCCCGCAACGCCTGATCGACAGGTTCGTTGCAGACGGTGGTGCCGACACGTTGGGCAAGATGTACGGTGAACTCGTTGACATTGAGTCTGTCGAGCACGTCGGCATGTCCGAGGTCGTCACTCTTGCAACGTCAACGGAGACGCTGGTTGCAGAGGGTTTCGCCCACCACAACACGTATCACCTGATCATGATGCGTGCGTGGGCGCAGGCGCTGCGCCTGTGTTTCCTGTACGACTATCACTACGGCCCGGAACGCACCGTGTCGGGCGTGTTGCGGAATCAGCAGTTCCGGATCGAACGGTCGAAGGACGACATCGACCTGGAAGCCCGAGTCCGCATCGACTACGGCACTGGCCTCGGCCGGGATGTCGCCCAGTCGATGGTCTTGGCGATCCAGGGAATGCAGGCCGGCATCTTCTCCCGTGAGTACGTCCAGGAGAACTTCGATGGGATCACCGATGTGGCGCTGGAGCGTGCCCGGCTTGATCTCCAGCAGTTCCAGGACATGGCGATGGCTCGACTGTTGCAGGGGCTCCAGGACGGTTCGATCCCCGATTCGGCGCTGTCGGAGATCATGAAGGCTCGCCGCAACGGCGAGCATGTGATCGAGCTGTTCGAGAAGTACGTGGTGAAGCCGAAGGAAGAGGCGCAAGCCGGGATGCTCCAGTCGGGCCTGACAGGAGGGGCGGTCCCGCCCGGTGGCGATCCGAACGCTGCCGGTGGTCCTCCGGTTCCGCCGCCGCCCGATCTGGCGGGGATGCTGGCCGGGCTTGGTGGTCCTGGTGGCGGTCAGCCACCGGAGACGATCGGCCGGCTGTCGGTCCCGCTCGGGCAGGGTTCTTTCATGGGGACACAGGTCTGAGTCTCTGACTGTCTCATGCTAATGTTGGGGCATGAGCCAGTCAGCCGACGTGACCGAATCCCTGACACCGCCTTCTCCTGTGGATGTCACGATTATCGAGTTCGACTCGACCAATTTCAGGTATTTCGAGGCCGTCTTTGAGCCTTCCTCGAAGGCCATCGCCGGCCATCTCGCCGGGTTTGCTGCCGTTGTCGAAGACAAGAACCTCGTTCCGTACTCCATCATCCTCTCCGCAGACCCCAACACGGAGGACAAGATCGCTCTGACGATGATTGCCACTGACGGTTGATGGGGGTGTGAACGTGGACGTGAACCAGGGGCCAGACGTAGCAGAACAACTTCCCGCAGGCGGCAATGTGATGAAGCCGCAGTCGGGTACCTACGGCGATGGTGCTGCCCTGGACCGTCTCAAAGCTTCCCTGCCGGGAGTCGAGTCCTCCTCCTCTCCTTCGGTCAGCAACCTTCCCCCAGTTGCTGGACCGACGCCTGGTGCCACCGCCCCCCAGGGCGCTCAGGGGCTCCCGGCAGGGCTCACCAAGCCGTCGATGCGACCGGACGTGCCGGTCTCGACGCCACTGCTCAATCCACCGCAAAACCCGGTGGCTGGCGCTGCGACAGCACACCAGCAGCGTCTGCTGCTGCTCGATCAGATCGCCCAATCCACGACCGTCTCTGAAGAGACGAGAGAGTGGGCTTCGACGTTCCGCCAGAAGCTGATCGAGGCAAGCACGCTGTGAGCATGTCCGATATCGGTATGGGTATGCCGATGCAGGCCACCCCGGAGTTTCCGTTGGCCGAGTCGATCTCACTCGTTCAGGACGACCAGAGCACCCCACCAGCCCCACCGCCGACGCATCGTGAGCCGAGGTCTTCTCGGGCGTTACAGGAAGAGCTGGCGTTGAACGCCGACCCGCAAGACCCCGAACTTGTGCGGACCATCCGCCGCCAGCGGCCGGGTGTCCCTGCACGAATGCAACAGTTGTTGCAGAAAAGCGATGCGGTGCAGGCTGCGTCATGGCTGGAACGTGACCCTGCGAAGGCTGCCCGTGTCCAGGTTGCGTTGGAGCAGTTGTCGGCCCGCCACCCGAAAGGGTGGGTGGGCGTCCAGTCAGATGTTGCCCGTCTGGATCATGCTGCGACCACCGGCAGACTGTCGGGTGGCGCTGCGGCTGCATGGTCGAAGCTGATGTCCGGCAGCGCCGACGAGGACGTGATGCAGTCGATCGTCGCTACCGGTGATGCTCTCGATCTCGACGTTGATGACGATCTCGGCGTCGGCCCGTTCGGGAAGGTGGCACGTGTAGATGTTGTCGCCGGGAACCCGGCCGTGGTTGTTGAGTACCCGGTCGCCCCCTCAATGGAGCTGATCAACTTCGGCTTGTTGGCCGAGCAGTCGGACGCCCGTGTTGGCAAGCTGATTGCGCTTGCCGGCGACGAGATCGTGGAGGACCCCGATGAGGTTGAGGTCGCACAGGCGGTATTCGGTACGTCCAAGATCACGGAAGTTCCGAAGGCTGCACGGTTTGCGATCAATGACCTGCTCGATCGTTGGGGCGAGCCTGGCGAGGTAGCGAAGACGTTGGTGGCCGGCTGGCGTCGGACACGGCGCATCGGTGATATCGATATCCCTGACGATGACGGCCCGAACCCGTTGGGTTCTGCCCTCTCGGGCCTGGTGCATCCTGCTGCGATGGTGAAGCCGTCCGGTCTCACTGAGATGATGCTGTCGATCGACGGTCCCGCTCTTGGCGAGATCCGTTCTGCCAGCGGGACCACTGTCGTGGCGGATGTGACACCAGAGTCCAGCCGCCTGTTGAACCACCTGTACCCGGCAATCCAGGGCCGTGACGGCAAGGCACGGTGGCTCCCGGTGAACCCGATGCCGGTGAAAGACCCTCGCCGTGTGACTGCACGCTTGACGGCACCAGATGCGACGGTGGACGAGTGGATGAACTCCGAACTGGTGGACGGTCATCCCCTCACGCACCCCGGCGACCGGATCGTGTTCGAGACCGACAAGACCGTACCGGATTGGTACGGTTCTGCACGCCGCATCGGCAAGGCGCTGTCAGAATCGCCTGAGCTGCGGATCGAACCGGTGAACCTCTCTGAGTGGTCTGAGGATCGCCTGCTGCACGACAAGGCTTCCCCGCTCCGCACCCACCTGTTCGGCATGTTCGTCCAGCCTGACGGTTCCGCCGACATCCAGTTCGGCAAGACGGCGGAAGCACTGGCCGAGATCGCAGATGCGTCCGGTCTCCCGTTCGTGTCGAACACGGGCGTGTACCCGGAGGACGCCGAGATCCCGGACACGCTGATGGTGAACGGGATCGCTGTGCCGTGGCGTGACTATTCGGACGAGTTGGGTGATCCGACGATCACCTACCGTGCCGGCCGGATCAGTGACCGGTTCATGCTTGAACCCCGCCCCGATCAGTTGGCGACCGCCGCCAAGTCGCTGATGGAACTGGGGGCTACGGCCGTGTCGGTGTACACGGCCCAGGAGAACGTGGACGGGTTCGAGCGTGTGTCTGAACATCTTGTCTCGGATGGCGTGTCCACCAGGGCGTACCGCACCCGTCATCATGACCCCGCCGATCCGTCTGCCGGGTTCGTGTGGGTTCCTGCCGGGTCTCGTGGTATCACGCCGCCCGACGTAACGCCACCGCCCCCCTCATACGAGATGGCGGCTCGGGTGCAGTCCCCGCTGGTGGTTACGGTGGGGAATGAAACTGTACGCACGTTCACCGTGGGTGAGTACGGTTTCATTCCGACTTCCGATGATTCTCTGGACAACAGCCAGGTTGTGGTCCGCAATACCGGCCAGCGTGCGGTGATCTCGGTCCCGGACGGGCAGTTGGAGGCGGCTATCGCCGCCGCACAGATGGTGCGTCGTGCCGGCTACACGAAGCGGATCGTGCTCCAGGGCGAGCAGGATTGGGTGTTCTCTGACGGTGCGTAGGGGGTGACTCATAGTCATGAGTGACACGTTCACCCCTCGTTCGCCGTTCGCTGAACCTTCGTCTGTGATCGAAGCGGCACCTTCCGGTGCCGCCACTTCGTCGTTTGATGCGACATCGTTCGATCGACGGATGAAGGAGATCGGTGCAGCCGAGCAGCGATGGTCGCTGCCAGCACTTCCCGATGCGGTCAAGTTCGATCTCGCCAACCAGGATGTCGAGCCGAGCCTGCTCGGCAAGCTGCTGACCGGGTGGGACTCCGACTTCAACACGCAGCCCACCCCGCCTGCCGGGATCCGTTCGTCTCTGCGTGACCCAGGCTTCGGTCTGGGCCGTTTGGACCGCTCCCGCACCGTGGTGGCGCAGATCGTTGGGGAGGAAGCCCCGACGAAGCCCACCGTGGATGCGGTGAAGCGGTTCAAACTGGAGGCGATCGAGCGGGGGCTGATGGATGCCCCGCCGAACGGCGTGGTGGATTCGACGTGGGACCCGTCCCTGAACTCCGCCCGTTGGCAGATGATCCAGGACGACTACGAGTCGGACATGGCTGGCGAAGGGTGGGGTTCGATGCCCACCGAGAACGTGCTGGACAAGATCGGCAAGTGGACTCAGCCTTCCGGTCTGTTGGCTGCTGCGACCGAACTGGACTTGTTCTGGGATTTCGGTGCGATCGGATCCGAGTTCTCGTCGTGGGGCGACAAGTGGCAGAAGTTGGGGGACTCGAAGAACCCGCTCGACTTCGGGAAGAACCTGCTCGATGCCGTGACCGGCCCACTCGATGACATCGTGCTGCCGGCATTGAACATCGCCATGTTGGCGACCGGCGTTGGTTCGGTGACGAACCTGGCCCGGATCGGCTGGATGGCGTCCCGTGTCGGTCGTGGCGGGATGCTGGTCCGTGGTCTCTATCACGCCGGGGCTGTGACCACGGCGTCGAACTTGGCGAGTCTCGGGCAGGCGTCGTGGACGGCCACCAGGCTGATGAAGTCCGGGTCTGAAGCCCTTCAGGCTGCGGGTCGGGGCATGGAGGCGTGGCGTGCCCTGGAAGGCGTCAAGAAGGGCAAGTCGGTCGCTCAGTTGGGGATGCGTCTCGGCTTCCTGACGCAAGCCGAAGACATGCTGCCCGGCTATAAGGGCGGCTACAGCTTGGCCGATATCAGTCCGATCGGTGCGAGCGCAGATGCGCTCCGTCGTGTTGGTCAGTCCCCTCTGGCGCTCCCGGTCGAGCTGTTGGTGGCCCCGTACAACATTTGGACGCCTGGCACGTTCTTGAAGTCTGGCGGCGAAGGTCTCAACGTCTTGTCGAAGACCGGTGCGTCGATCGTTCGTTACGCCGGTACGTCCCCTGGCCGGATGACGGTCGGTGCGACGATCGGCCTCGGTATCGGTGCCCTCGGTGACGACAACGGCGATCTGTTTGAGGGGATGGGCTATGGCGCTCTCGCAGGTGCTTTGCTCCCCCACGTCGGTCGTGGCATGTCCACCATGCCTGGCCGGATCGCTGCCGGTGCCAGTCTCGGTGCCGCTATCGGTGCCGGGACCGCTGTGCTTGCCGACGAGGACGTGACTGACGGTGCGATCCTCGGTGCCGTTGCCGGAACGTCGATTGTCGGTTCGCAGTCGGTGTGGGCACGACATTTGGACGTGGATGATCGTGGCCTGTCGAAGTGGATCGGCCAGGCGGGCGACTTCCTCCAGTTGTCCGACTACAAGCCGCTGGTGAGTGACCAGCGGGTGTCGATGTCGTTCAACAACGCTATGCGCCGTTACCTCCAGGGCGATCAGCTCTCTCGCTTCGATTCGGTTGTGAAGGAGAAGCAGTCGGTCGTCGCAGGTTTCGCTGACTATCTCGGCACCGACGAAGATTCTGCGGCTGCGGCGATGTCGTTCGTGATGGTGTCGGCCGCTATCGACCACACCGCTTCCGCTCAGGCTTCGCTGACCGGTGCACGTGGGTCGAAGAACTGGTGGCAGCGGCACTATCTCGCCCGCAACAAGCTGACCGCCCAGCTTCGCACGTTCGATCTGTCGAACGTCACGTCGTCGGACATCGATGACATGATCCGTGCGTCGATTGCTGATTCACCGGACACGAAGACGTGGACGAAGCGGTTCGACAAGTTGAAGCACCGTTTCGATGATGATCCGGCTGCGCTGCTGGAGACTGCCGCTCGGCACAACGACACTGCGACCGCCACGATCCGTCAGCTTCTGTCGCCCGAGAACTTCCCGGACGTTGACAACGTGGTTGGGGCGTGGGGTAAGACGGGTGTCGATGAGTCGCTGTCGATCATCGAAGAGTATTTGCCGCAGGTGATGCCGACGTTCGGGAACTGGCCGAAGTTTGTCGGCCAGACGGAGCAGATCAAGCAGTGGTCGAACACCGGCCTCTACGATCTCGCCCCGATCGCCCCGTACAAGACGCCTTACGGGAAGCTTGGCAAAGTCCAGCTTGAAGTGTCGGGCACCGCCAAGCGTGAGGCGATCGAAGCCGAGGATGCTCTGCTCGACGCACTGTTTGATCCTGGCACTGACACGGTGAAGGCATTGCGGTCTGGTGTGGTGTCGCCGCTGGCGAAGCTGTCGCCTGCCGGCAAGCCGACCGCCATGCTGCGTGCGACCCCGGACAAGCAGGAGGTCGCTGAGGTCTACGCCGACCTGAAGGACATGATCAAGGCGCACGACCGTCTGCGTGTCCTCACGGAGACGGGCGGCGTGAAGCAGCTCGCAGATGCCGCCGCCGCACGTGGCTATACGGACCTGGCCGAGATGCCTCGTGCCGAGTTCGAGGCGCTGGTCGATCAGGTGACCGTCAAGTACAAGCCCGCCGCACGACATCTGAAGTCGTTCGCAGAACGCAAGGGCTGGTCGTTCAGCGAGCTGAAGGACAACCTGAACGTGGCGATCGAGTCGCTTGCGACCGATGCGAAGTGGGCCGACCGCTACAACCTTCCCGCTGTCGGTCGTGTCGGTGCGAAGACCGACGACGGCAAGGTGCTGTCCGGTATCGACCTGTTGAAGCAGCGGTCCCGTCAGTTGGCGGAGAAGCGCAAGTACACCGCCGCCCGGATCGACACTGATGATTGGGTGAAGCGGGTACGTGAAGTGCAGGGTGACGATGCTGCCGATCAGCTCGCCGCAGAGATCAAACTGATGGACGAGGACGGCTACAAGCTCGTTCACGGTGTCGAGTTCTTGATGCCGCAGGATCTGACACAGAACGCCATGTTCGCTGATTTCGGGCAGCGCCAGTTGAACGCCGCCACGCTCGGCAACTTCTTCCGTAAGCGCCTGCCGGCTGAACGTCGCTGGCTGGAAGAGCGTGCCCAGCGTCTCGCCTTGTCCGATTCGATCTCACATCGCCTCGGGCGTGACCTTCATCCTGATGACGCCGAAGTGACCGACATCCTCGATGACCTTTGGTCGCAGGTGTTGAAGCCGAAGCAGGACGAACTGATGAATCGCATGGACGACTACCACAACATGTCGTTCGTGGAGCGCAAGGCGATCGCCTTGGAATCGTCCCGTGCGCCGATGCGTCTGGAGGATCTGGCGAAAGAGAAGAAGCTGGTGTATGACCGCCTGCTCCGTCTCGGATACGACGAGAAGACGGTCGATGCTGTGTATGCGGCCCTGCCGAAGTTCCGCAACACGCAGTTCGACAACCTTGGCTTGTACTCGTTTGAGGCGAAGCTTCGCACCCGCAATGAGCTGGTCCAGTCGCTGAAGTTCTTCTCCGGGACGAAGTACGGGGAGAGCGTCTGGTCTCGTGGCACGCAGGGACGGCGCATCGGCGCTGCGATCGGTGCGATGGAAGGCTACGAAGAGGGCGGCGTTGAGGGGGCCATCCTCGGCGGCGTCGGCGGCGCTGTCGCAGGCACCGCTCTGGTGGGTGGTGCGTCGAAGCTTGCTGCGGGGAAGATCGCTTCCGCCGTGGACAAGGCGGAACTGATGAGGTTCGGCCAGTTGGGCGACCGTCTCGTGCGGATGCGTGACTTCCTGCGGTTCTCGATGTCACCGTTCTTTGACGTGTCCCGGTACACCGAAGGTCTGATGCTCGCCCAGACCGCCGCCCCGAAGCGGCTGGCTGATGGGAGTCGGCTCGTGTTGCCGTTGAACATGAGCCCGAAGGCGACCCGTGCCCGTGCTGCGAAGCGTCTGGTGGAGAAGGGTTTGTCGCAGCGTGAGGCTGCGACAGCGGCCGACGTGAACTGGTCTCAGTGGATGAAGGAGTGGCGTGCTGCCGCCGCAGGCGACTTTGACCCCGAGGTGATGGACCCGATGGGGAAGTGGTTCAAGCAGGTCGGCATGATGGGTTTCTCGCCGTCCGACTGGATGGTGTCGGCGTTCGCTGAACTGCGTCTCCAGGAGGTCGGTGCGGCAGAGGCGTATCAGGCGGTGCGTGACATGTACACCTACGGTAGCCGTGGCCGGTCTGCCGCCGAAATGTCGATCAATACGATTGTGTTTCCGTTCTCGTTCCAGAAGAAGGCGTTGGGTCATATCACAGAATGGTTGAACGACGATTTGAGCCGTTCGATCATTCTGCATGACGCTTTCAAGACGTTCGAGATTCTGGATCAGGAGTACGATCTGAAAGAGCGTTGGTCTGCCCACTTGCCGATGTTCGGCCAGTTGAACAAGCTGAATCTGCTCGCATTCGGCGTGAGCCCCGGCCGTTGGGGTGGCATCAACCGCCAGTTGTTCGAGTCCGGGTACGAGATGACGTTGGCCCCGTTCATGCCGTGGGGCGCTTCGGTGAAGAACCAGTATGAGCGCAGCGAAGCCACACAGTTGTTCCGTTCGATGCTGCCCGTTTACAACGACATCGACTGGATGGTGAAGGATCTGAAAGACCAGGGCCACGTATTGATGTCGGATTCGCACAAGACGGCCCGCAACCAGATCGACGCCGGCTACCGGGAATGGGGCGAATATAAGGACAACCTCTATCAGCAGTTGGAGGGTGCCGGGTACACATGGTCGGATCTGATGTACAAGCCCTATCTGGCTGAGACGAAGCTGGCATACGAGATGAAGCGTGCCGAACTGGCGCAGAAGTACCCGGAGTGGAACAAGAGCCGTCTCCGCTCGATCGAGGGGCGTGTCTCGGAGGACATGGAGAAGTCTGACCGCCTGGCCCGTGCCGCAGGGGATCCTGCCACGGCGACCGTCACCGACCTTCAGCTTGCCGAGATGGAGCGTCAGGTGGCGTTGGTGCGTGACGAACTGCGCTATCAGGGGGTGGACGTAACGGTTGGCGACGGGTTCCTGGACGCCCCACCGTGGGCGTTCGAGTACATCCAGGAGTTGGGAGTTCGGATGCTCCGTCAGAACCCGGAGTGGCAGCGGATGTGGTCGCAGTATTACGAGTCCACGTTCGGTCCGCTTGAAGCGAAGCTTGGGATGGAGTTCGCAGCATGAGGTACGAGGATTTCCTGCTGAAGCTGCGGGATGCGACCGACGCCGAGCGTCGGGACATGCTCGATCAAGCGGCCACGCTGCTGGATGATGCGGGGTGGAAGCAGTTCAGCGAAGACCTTGCACGCAACCCCGACCTGAACTACTTCGTGATGGGCCGCAACGACGACAAAGATGTTGTCACTGCGGTCCTGGACGCCTACGGCGAGTCAAAGAACAACAACGCCATTGCCGCTGTCACGGCTCCCGAGTCTGAGGGCGGCGCTCAGGTCACAGTGAACGAGCAGGTCGCCCTAGAAAACTCGGGAGCAATCCCTTCGGTCCCTGAACCGATGTGGGTGCGTGATCTTGTCGTGTCACAGGGCGGCGTCGGTGGCACGCTCACGAACGAGCAGCGTGAGCGGGTGGTCTGGTACGTCAACAAGTTCTACGGCGGTGCGTTCCGCACGTTCGGGGAACTGGCACAGTCCGGCTTCCTGGATGCCCGCACACCGGTTTCGGAGTCTCTGATCACATCGGCGTTGCAGGACACAGAGCCGACCGCTGCCTTCAAGGTGGATACGGCGTCCGGGAACCCGTTCGTGGTGGAAGCATCCGAGTTCGGGATTATCAAGGATCTGTTCCAGGTGGACTCCACCACCTTGACGGCGGTCGTCCGTCTTGCAGATGCTGCCGGCCTGCGTGGCGCTGACGGGAAGTATATTGCCTGGCAGCCGTTGCTGGCCTTCATGAAGTACACGGGCAACCTGGGCGACATGCAGGCCGCTTCAGACACGATCGAAGAGTACCGTGGCCGCAAAGGCGTGAAGGGCCGTGGTGGCGAGTCCTGGACGGGCACTGAGGCAACAGCGGACGCCGAGGCCGTCCTGGCGGATGGCGGTCGTGTTGGTGACGCTTACATTGACCCGTTGAACGACATCACCGACGACGATCTGCGTACCGCTATCGGTCGTGCCGAAGGTGATCAGGCACGCAACGTGTCGCAGCAGTCGTCCACCGTGTTCTTCGGCCGTGAATACAACCGTGGCATGGAACTGTATGAGGATCCGGCGATGGCGTATGTCCACGCCACCAGCCCTGGCCTTGCGGCCAGGATTCACGCCGGCACCGCCACCGGTCGTGACGCCCAGTTGCTTGCACGTGTCACCGCCAACTCTGGTTTCACGACGATCTCGGACTGGTATGCGGCGATGCCGCAGGCCGGTTACGCAGAGTTTCAGGGCAGCCAGAACTTGCTGACGCTGATCGAGGATTCGGTGAACTCGAAGAAGCAAGCCGAAGATGATGGCGGTTCTGGTGCGATCCGGTCGAAGCCCGACCCGATCGCCCTGGACGAGAAGCTGCGGGAGCTCTACCAGACGATGTTCTTTGCTGAGCCCGACGAGGCGACTCTTTCCCGGTTCCGTGGTCAGATCGACTCGGCTGTCAATGGTGCTGCTGAAGGCGACCAGATCGACTGGGGCGCTCGTGCCCAGCAGTTCGCTCGACAGGACCCGAAGTACCAGGAGCTGTACGGCAACAAGCCGGAAACGATGTCCGAGGACGACTATCGCTACCAGTTTGAGATGGGTCAGGCGTCGATGCTCGGCCCCGAGCGTGCCGGGAATGCTTCTGCGATGGCTGGCATGAGGACCGGGAACTACCAGACCGCCATTGGTGCGGCGACCGGCACGAAGGAAGCGTGGGACAACTCTCAGTTCCTCGGCCGTCTCGCATCGGCCGCTCAGGCGATCAACGAGATGACGTAAGGCGGGGGTGTCTCTTAGCATGGCACTTTCCGCAGAGCAAGTCGCCCAGGTGGCGTACCAGGCAGGTTTCCGTGGCGACGACCTGATCAAGATCGTCGCCATCGCCAAGCGTGAATCCGTGTACAACCCTGCCGCCCACCGAACCGACCGTGACCCTTCCGCCCTGTCGGGCGACATGGGTTTGTGGCAGATCAACTACACGAACTGGAACGTCGTTTCGCAGGCTCTCGGGCTGACCGACAAGCGTCAACTGTTCGACCCGGTGATCAATGCTCAGGCTGCTTTCGTGCTGTACCGCCAGGCGGGCGGGTTGCAGCCGTGGTCGATGACTGCGGGCGGTTGGAGCGCCAACGGCGATCCGATGTACGGCACCAACGTGAATGCAGCGCAGGTCGCCGTCCAGAACGCTCAGTCGCAAGGGTTGTTGGGGGCGTCGTTCGCCGGTTCTGGATCGATCACTGCCAATGCGGGTGCGACACCAACCGGGGCGAACCCGACCGCCACGAACTTCAACCTGCCCTCTGACGCCAAGATCATGAACATTGCCGGCACCTATCAGGTGTACGCCGTGTTCGATGTTGGCGGTGTCCAGTTGGCATACGATCTTGCGAACACGAACGCCAACTGGAAGAACCTGCCAGTCCACAAGGTGACGCAGGCCGAATGGCAGCGTCTCGGCACCGTGAACGCCGGTCTCGCCGCCGAGTTGCAAACGGTGCAATCGACGTTTGGGAACTTCCGTTCCTACTGGGATTCGATTCTCAGTCAGGTGATGGGGGCGAACAACCCGGCACGCAACGACCCTGAGGTTCTGAAGGTCATTGCGGAGTTCGCCGCACGACCTGACATGTCGCCCGTGGAGCTTCAGAACAAGCTCCAGGCCACACAGTGGTGGAACACGAAGACCACCGCAGAACTAGAATGGAACGGTCTCGCAGACGGCGAGAAAGACCGTCGCCGTCAGGACACTGCGGCCCGCATGTCCGAGACGTGGTTCCAGTACATGGGCGTCCCGGTCGGGACGAACGATCCTCGGATCAAGAACTACCTGGAAGATGTCGCCTCTGGGAAGATGGGGTATGGGGCGTTCACCGAGGTGGTGAAGAAGCAGGCTGCTGCGGTCCCAGAGTCCCCCTATTTCCGCCAGCTTCGTGACGAGTCTGAGGCGCAACGCCAACGCCCGATCGACATCGAGAACACGTCACAGCGGATCCGTGACACCTTGAATCGTTGGGGTCTCCAGTGGACACCGACCCGCACCGCTGATTGGGCTCGGCAGATCGTTGAGAAGAACAAGTCGGATGAGGATCTGCTGAACGAGATCAAAATGCAGGCTGCCGCCTACTACCCGTGGAAGGACCCGGAGATGGAGACGGAGGCTGCGGCGCAGCCGTGGCTTGCCACCTATGAGCGGGTGATGGAGAAGACGGCGAGCATTTTCGATCCGAAGATGCAGGCTGCGTTGACGGCCGGGAAGCCGGCGTGGGAGTTCGAGCAGGAGTTGAAGAAGTCCGATCAGTGGATGGGCACCCGTAACGCCCGGTCTGATCTGTTCGGGATGATCTCTGACGCCGGTCGCCGGATGGGGTTCGTATGAGCATGACCGACACGTGGTGGCCGTCAGGCTCGACTGGCCCGGCTGCCCCCACGGGCGGCACCGGGGAGGGTTACAACGATCCGACCCAACTGCATCGTGAACTGCGTTTGGCGTTCCCGTGGATCGACCAGATCGGTCTCTCCGTCGAGTTCTTCCGTGACCTTGCCGCCACGGCGGCGTCGGCCGATGAGGCTGTGGTTCGTCTCCGTGAGACCCCGCAGTTCAAGTCGAGGTTCCCTGGCCTGTACCGCTCGGATGGTTCGATCCGCATGACGGAAGGCCAGTATCTCCAACAGGAGTCGTCGTATAGGCAACTGTTGCGCCAGCACGGACTCCCGGAGGACCAGTACCGCACGCCTTCGTCGCTTGTCGGGTTCTTCGAGGGCGAGATCGACCCGAACGAGCTGGAGCAGCGTCTGAGCGTGTATCAGCAGGTGAAGGAAGGCTCGCAGGACATCAAGGATGCGATGTTCGTCTACGGCGGTCTGGACGTGACCGACGACGATCTGTTCGAGGCTGTTGTGGACCCGGCCGCAGGTCAGGAACTGTCGAACCAGTACAACGCCGCTGTTGCGGCCCAGCGGTTCGACTACGAGTCGTTCATCACCCGTGCCACGCAGGCCGGGCTGAATCGTGTCGCCACCGAACTGTCGCAGATGGAGAAGACTGGGACGGTCACGGGCGCTGTCGTGCAGCGCATCCTGTCGGTGGACACCGGCTTCGCACGTCAGATCATGGACGTGCTGTACACGGGTGGTTCTTCGGTGAACGGCAGCCCAACGATGTCGCTTCAGGATCTGCTGTCCACGTTCCAGGAGGCTGCGATTGGTGCGGCTGCGTCCGAGGTCGGGTTGGAGTTGCCGACGCTGGAACGTGTCCAGGAGTTGCGGGCAGCGGGCGTGGAACGCAACCAGGCGCAGAAGGCGTACCAGGAGTACGCCCGCAACAAGAACCTGTATGGGGCTGCGGTGAAGCGTGCCCGTGGCACCGACTTCAACCAGTCTAGTTTCGAGAAGGCTGTCTTCTTGGGTGATCCGAACGCAACGAATGATCTGACTGCTGGTATCGCATCCGAGGATGCTGCCGGACGTTCGCAGGGTTCATTCCAGTTCGATCAGGACCGTTCTGGCCGGATCTTCCAGCGTGGTTTGCGCTCGTTCTGACGCACGCAAAGTTGCTTGAAACGACATTCTGCGTACATGCAAGCCTGGATTTGTATTGATCGAGCACGTAATCCAGGCTTCAACCTGAAGACCTGAGCACATCTAGTGTACCTACCCGTGGGGGTGTCTTATACCTGGCCCGTTTCCCTGGATGGGACCAGCGAAGATGACACAGGCGTAGGAGACATAGATGCCAGATGGAAGCCCGGAAGGGAACCAGTCTGACGGTTCGGCGCTCCGCAAGCAGCTCGAAGAGACGCTAGCGGCAAACAAGGCGTTGAAGGACACGTTGGTCAACTCGACCATCGGGAACTTCAAATACGTCCGGCCAGAGGATTTGGCCGATGTTGCACCGGACCAGCTTGCCACTCGGGCAGCCGAGATCGAGCAGCAGCGGGCAGAAGAGCAGACGCAAGTCGTTCGCCAGACGCTGATCGAGAAGGGACTGACCGAGCAGCAGGTGGAGGCAATCCTGGCGGGTCAGGCCACTACGGCACCAGCCCCTCAGCCGCAAAGCCAAGTCGCATCTCTTGGCCGATTGCAGGCTCCAGCACCGGGCAACAAGCCGGACCCGAACGTGTTCGGGCCGTCGAAGCTCCGGGCTGCCTTTGCGGGTCAGAAGTAGTCCCTACAGCCTGAAAGGAGTGAGACATGCCGAGCGGCAATGTTTCACTGCTGGAAGCCGCCAAGCATGGCGGTACCCAGCTTCATGAGGGTGTGATCGAGACGATCATCCAGGAGTCGCCCATCATTGAGCAGCTCCCGTGGATGTCGTTCGCCGGCACCGCCCTCAAGCACTATGTGGAGGGGACGCTGCCCAGCGTCAACTTCCGTAACGTCAACGAGGGCTACACCAGCTCGTATGGCACCGACAGCGAGATTTTCTGGGGCGTTGCCATCCTTGGTGGCGAGGTCACGGTTGACAACTTCCTGGTCGATGTGGTTGACACCCGAGGCAATCTGAAGGCCAAGCAGTTCGCCAAGCTGGCGAAGGCGAACGCCATGCGGTTCGACTACGAGTCGATCGAAGGCACCGGTTCGGTGGCGTCGAAGGGCTTCAAGGGTGTCAAGCAGCTCATCGATGAGGGCCAGGGCCAGAAGCTCCTGAACGCTTCCGGTGGTGGCGCTCTCACCCTCGCCAAGATGGATGAGGCTCACGACCTGTTCCGCAACCAGGGTGGCGCTGACGCCATCTGGGCGAACCGGTTCACCCGACGCAAGATCACCACGCTTGCCCGCTCCACGGTGACTGGTGTGTCGCTCATCGACATCGGCACCGACGTGTTCGGCCGGCAGGTGACGATGTGGAACGACATCCCGATCCGCATCCTCGGTGACGGCATCAACTCGTCCGGCACGGTCGAGCCGATCCTGGACTTCGATGAGGACCCCGGTGACGGCGCTTCCGACACCTGCTCGCTGTATTTCACCAAGCTGAGCGAGGACGACGTTTGTGGTCTTCTCGGCAAGGGCGGGTCCTTCATGGTGAAGGACTTCGGTGAGCTGGAGGACGCACCCCAGCAGATGGGTCGCCTGGAGTGGTATCCGGGTCTGGCCGTGTTCAACAAGTACAGCATCGTCCGTCTCTACGGAATCCTCCAAAGCTGAGAAAGGAGTAACGACATGCCTGGAACGGTTGTTCGTGACGCCAATGCCCCCAACCTTCTGACGGGGGCGACCCTCAACTCTGCCGGCACCACGACCGGCACTGTGTGGGATGCCCAGTGGCCCGGTGAGGTCACGTTCTTCATGGATACCGGCACCATTGATTCTGGTACCGGCGACGAGACGATGGACGTGCTGATCCAGGGTTGTGAAACCTCGGACTTCACCACCGCCGACGTGGTTCGCCTCGGTCAGTTCAAGATCGAGGACAACGACGACGACAAGGTGTTCGGTTTCACCACCTACGTGGACACCCGCTATGTGCGTACCAGCGTGACTGCTGGCGGCACCAGCCCCGATTTCTCGGGGACCACGCTGTACCCGGTGCTTCCGCATGACCGTCGTGTCCGTGACACGGCTGGTGGCGGGATCGGGTTCCCGACTTCGGCTGCGATCGTCTGATCCTCCCGACAAGCGGCGCAAGGGGTTCGCTCCTGCCCCCGGCCTTCGGGCCGGGGGTTTGCCGTATCCGGGGGGTGTCATAGATGAGCAATATCCCTGTCTTCTTCCAGGCGATCTGGACTTCGGTTGTTCGCACGTTCGTGCCGCAGGTTGTCGCCATTGTTGTTGCGGTGCTCGCCAAGGCCGGCCTCAACGTGGAGGACGACGTTGTGGTGTTGGCGGTTTCGGAGATGTTCGCTGTCGCCTATTACGTGATTGTGCGTGGTCTTGAAGAGTTCCGTCACTCCAAGTGGGGGCGTCTTCTCGGTCGTGCAACGAAGCCCACGTACAGCAAGGGTTCGTGATGCTGCTTGCGCCTCAACCTGGCTGGCCTGATCTGAAGCCTCCGTGGGTGATTCATCGTCGCCGTCGTGGTTTCACGCTCGGTGCTTTGGCTGATGATGGCGGTTCGGTTCTCCGCTCGGACGGCACGTCCGTTTTGCGGTCTGACGATACGGAAGTGTTGAGGTCACAGGGATGAGCGTGAAGCCCCACGAGGAAGTCACCCAGATCGACACGGGTGCGGAGATCACAGGCGACGAGGTTTGGCATGTGATCACCGACCCCGGTGGGACGCCGGGCGATGCAGGCATGTCGATGGCTGCGTTGGATGACCGCTTCGAGGCCGCTGGCACTGTTGCCGCCCATACGGGTGATGCCACGGATGCTCATGATGCGTCTGCGGTGTCGGTTGCGGATTCGGCTGGCCTGTTGACCGCTACGGAGGTTGAGGCGGCGTTGGCGGAGCTGGCGTCGGGTCAGGCTGCGGTGAACGTGGTTGCGGCGTCGGGTGCTGCGGAGACGTTGACGTTGGCTCCGCACCACAAGGTGACGATGGACGAGAACTGTGAGTTCACGTTCCCGACGCCGACCGCTGCGGGGCATACGTTCACGTTGCATCTGATCGGGGCGTTCACGCCGACGTTTCCGGCGTCTGTGGATTGGCCGGGTGGTGTCGCTCCGACGTATGCGACTCCTGCGATCTATGCGTTCCACACGGATGATACGGGTACGACGTGGTTCGGTGCGTTGTTCGGTGGTGCGGGCGGGTTCGCATGATCGGTACGTTGGCGATGGGCGGGGCACACGCAGCGCCAGGCGGCGGGCCGGTGTTCTCCGACACGTTCACCGATACGGCCGGCACGCTGATCGCCGCCCACACGCCCGAGGTGGGTACCTGGACGAACGGATCGGGCAACCTCGAAATCGGTACTGGCGGCGCAACGTTGGTGGCCGACTCGACTGGCTACTTCCACTTCGCTGGTTTTGATGTCGGGCAGCGGGACTGCACGATCGAGTTCGACTACTTCCACAACGGCACCAGGCAATACGCAGCGTTCGTGTGTGCCCACGACACCCCTTCGGCGTGGTACACGGACGCAACGAAGCGTGCACTCGAAGTCCGCATCGGCCCGACGCAGACGATCATCACGAAGTGGGGCAACAGTGCCGACCCCGCAGCGAACGTGCTCGTGTACGGAACCACCTACACGACCATCCTCGACACTGTGGTCCCTGTCGTCATCGGGATTGCGGACACCACGATCACCGTGTCTGTCAACGGGAACGAAGTTCTGAACCACACGCTGTCCTCTGGTGTCGCCGCCGAGGTGGCGGGCAACACCTGGGCTGGCCTCGGTGCCCATCGAGGGTCGGGGACGGCTGGCTCGTACTTTGACAATCTCGTCGTCACCCCGACCTGACCGGAGCCTGACCATGTACGCACAGATCACCAACGACACGATCACCACCATCGGCCGACTCCCCGTCAGCGCACGACGACTCGACACCGGCCAATGGGTCATGGGACTCGCCAACGCACCCACCGAACTCGTAGAAGCCTGCGGCTGGCACCCGGTCATCGACACCCCACCCGCCTACGACCCGGCAACCCACGTCCTCGAACGTGGCACCGTCGAACTCACAGCCGGCACCCCGACCGTCCAATACACGGTCCGGGCCAAGACCGCCGACGAACTCGCAGCCGACCAGCGAGCCATCGCAGACGACGCCGAACGTGAACAGGCCAAGACCGCCGTCACCAACCTCCGGGCCTACATCGACACCGCCACCCCCACGAACGCACAGACCGTCGCAGCCGTGAAACTCCTGTGCAGGGTCGCCGTCCGACCCATCATCGACCGGTACGGCAAGTGACGACGTTCGTCATCCTGGAACCGGAAGAGTGGGGGATGCGGTGGGAGCGTCCACCGCTCCCCGAGAAGCTGCTTGACCCGGAAGTGTTTGTCCATCACCGTGCCGGCAATCCGCATCACGATCGTGACGCCGCTGAAGTGTTTCGGGAGATGAACGAAGGTGCGATCTCCGGGAAGCACTATTCGGCCACCGACTACGACGTTCTTGTACACGAGAACACGATCACCGACACGGTGACGATCGGTGTCGCCCGTGGCGTGTGGCTGTCGGCGGCGACGAAGGACCGCAACGAGCAGGGCGAGGCGATCTGCGCTCTTGGCTATTTCCATCCTGGCAGCAAGCTGAGTGAACATCCGTCGCCGGGGATGGTTGAAGGTGTCGCCCGTGGGATTGCTCTCATGATCCGACGAGGGTGGGCGGCACCTGACGCCGTAATCCTCGGACATCGGCAGAACCCCGCCCATGTGGCCGAGACGTCCTGCCCCGGGGACTACCTGTTCGCTGAGATGGACACGATCCGTCGTCGTGTCGCTGAACTGCTGGCCCCGGTTGTGGAGCAGCATCCCCCCGTAAAGGACTCTGATATGAACACGCCTTTCATCCGTTTCGACGGTTACGCCGACCAGTTCATTGCGATCCCGGTCACGCAGGACTCGAAGGCCCGCCTCGATCCGTCCGACGTGCAGCGTCGTCCGATCGTCGTGAAGACCGATCTGGACAGGGCCGAGCTGGAAGCGAAGGTCGGCTACCAGTTGACCCCTGGTATTTGACGTTAACGGGGGGTGTTCATAGCCCATGAACACCATCTCCGTCACGCTCGGCAGCCTGGTAGACCGGACACTGCTGGAAGTCCAACACCCTTCCGAAGAAGGGTATCGGGTCGTGATGGGCTCAACCGCCCTGACGACCACAGGTGCCACCACGTTCACCCTCTCGGATGTTGACGCACCGGTGAACGTGTCTGATCTCGTCCAGTTCGGATCCGAACTGGTGTTGGTGACAGCGAAGACCACCGACGCCGACCCTGTGTACACGTGTGCTCGTGGCTACTACTCGACCACCGCCTCCACTTACGCAGCCGGTCAGGTCGGGATCGTCAACCCGAAATACCCTCGTGTCCGTGTCCAGGAGGCGATCAAACGGTCGTTCTCCCGGTTTGAGGCGTTGGGGTTGCCGATGATCGATTCGGCTGTCGAGAACCGCACGACCGGCAAACAGTACATCGAACTTCCCGCCGAGGTGCGGGAAGTGTTGCAGGTCTGGTATGTGGACACGAACACCGGGAAGATGGTGGAGGTCCCGAACTGGCGGTTCGTGGAGAACATGCCAACCTCAACGTTCTCGACGGCGAACGTGATCACGTTGCCGACCTCAATCCGGTCTGGCCGTTCGATCGTTCCGATCTCGAACTCGACAGACTTCCAGGTGGTGTACCGGATCCCGTACCGGTGGTCCACCCATCCGACCGCACCGACTGAGGCTGCGACGATCAGCGTCCATGAGGGCGCAGAGGATCTGCCGGCCTTGTATGCGGCTGCGTGGCTGATGGGTGCACGAGAGTTTTCCCGTCACGAAATCGACCGGTCGGAAGAGTTCAGTGCGGATGCGTCCGATCAGCGTGGTTCTGCTGGTGCGACGGTGCGTGCCGCCTGGCAGTCGTTCTATCGAGCTTTGGACGAGCTGCGTCGTCTGAACAATGTTCCTGTCCACCGCCCGTTCATCAAGAGGCCGAAGCTGTGACCACTCTTTACGAGAACTTCCTTGCCGGGACGATCACCGACAATCCTCTGCTTGTCGGCGGGACGACGATCAACTCTGCGAACTTCGCCAACCTTCCTGTGGTTGCGAACCCGGACATCATGTATCTGGTGTTGGACCCGGATGCATCTGATGGCGCACCGGAGATCGTGACGATCACGGCGCACACGTCACTTGCCACGTCGGTCACTGTGACCCGTGCATCTCAGTCCACGACCGCACGGCAGCACGCTACGGCCACGGTGTGGCGTGCTGCGTTCACGAAGGCCGACGCCGACCAGTTGGCTGCGATCATCGCTGATGGTGCGATCGACACCGTGAACCTGGCTGATGATGCTGTGACCACGGCGAAAATCCTGGATGCGAATGTGACGGAAGCGAAGATCGCTCCGGGAGCGATCGACCTGTCCGTGGTCGCTGAGGCGACAGAGTTCCGTCGAGCCGCTGATCAGACTATCTCCCCAAGCGGCACCCTGATCTCTTGGGACACCGAGGTGTCTGACCCGGACGGTTGGGGCACTGTGCCGACCGACACGCTCACCTGCCCCGCCGAAGGCATGTACATCATCGGCCTTGTGCTCGACGGCGGTGGGAACCTGGCTGATGTGAACTTCAGGCTGAACGGCACCACGGTCGTGACCGGCGAATACTCCAACTCCACCGGCGATTACATCCAGGGCGGTCAGGCCATGTATATCCGCACCGGCGATGAGGTCACGGTGCGTGCGGTGGCATCGCCTTCGGATGACACGATGGTTGACGCCACGATCGTGCTCATCCCCATCTGGAAGGCGTGACCGGTGACGACCACGCTCGGCGTCGGCAGCCTCGGGCAGCACCCGCTTGCCGGGCAGTGGGAGCGTGCCGCACCGTCTGCCGTTGTCACGTCGCCGGACGGTGCTGTCACCAGCTCGACCGCCACGCTTGCGTTCACGTACTCGTCCCCGGTTTCTAGGGCGCAGTACAGCTACCGGTATCAGGTCCGCACACAGGACGGCTCCACCATCCTGTACGACTCTGGCACCGTCGTGTCGGCATCCACGTCTGGTATCTCGATCCCGTTCCTGCTGTCTGACGGGTCCTCCTACCAGATTTGGGTGCAGGTGTCGGACGTGTACGACACCGGAGACTGGGGGACCGCCACGTTCTCTGCCGACCTGGCAGACGTGTCCGACTACCCGGACAACACGCAGGTCGGGTCCGTGTACGAGATCGGCATCAACGGCACCGGGTACATGCTCGCAGACGTGCCTGAGCGCCCGTACAGGCGCTCTGCCGGCGTGTTGGACCCGCCACGGTTCGCCACCAGCGAAACGCCGTTCAGCGAGGCTGTGGAACGTTACACGATGATCGGTCAGGCCGACTGGTCCGGTGGGGCCGGTCAGCAGTACCTGGACCGTGAACGATCCGTGGGAACCCGATACTGGGATTCGGAGGGGATCAACCCGTTCGATGAGGGTTTGCGTCTCGTCCCGAATGTCACGCAGACGATCACCGACACCTACGCCATCCAGTATGCGGTCGTGGCCGGTGGTCGGGTGTATGTCACCACCGCCCTCGGAGAGTTGAGTCATCTCGACGCACCCGGCAGTCCGTCTGCGTTCACGATCACGGGCGCAGCCGAAGTGGACGACATGACCAGTGACGGCACCTACTGGTATTACGCCGATGGTGCCAACGTGTTCCGCAACAACTCTGCCGCCGACCCGGCAGGGGCATGGTCCACGATCAATGCCTACAAGATCGAATGGGCATCCGATCGGATCGCCGTCGCCTACGACTCCAGCGGTGACGCCAAGTTCTCCACCCTCGCAGACGACGGCACCGAAGAAGTCGTAGGCGGCAGGGCCACCCACGAGAACGCCACGATCACGGCGATCACCTCCGGTAGCGGTTTCACGTTCTATGCGGTGCAACGGTCGTCGGGTTGCACAATCATGGCGTGGCAGAACGGGTCCACTGATGCACCGTTCGTGTCGCTCGTTCTCCCGGCAGGACAGTCGGTGTCCGCTCTCGGGTTCTATCTCGGCAACGTGTTCATCCGGGCCACCGAAGTTCATGCGTCGAAGACGAACGCCATCATCTACCGGGCGGTCCCCGTTGAGGGGCGACTCACCGCTGAACGTGTCGTAGAACTGGACGACGCAGCTATCGACCATTCGGTTGGCGACTTCTCCGGTGACGACCGGTTCGTGTACTTCTCGTGGCGGGCGATGGCCGACAGCGGCACAGAATCCGGTATCGGCTGCATCGACCTGTCCACGGGCGGCTATGCGAAATGGATGCACGTTGAGGGCGCAGGCACCGTCAACGGTGCAGTCCGTTCGATCGTCCAATGGGATGGCATCACCGCTTTCACGATCGACGGCGTAGGGCTCCAATACGAAGGCACCGACACGGTTGCTTCCGGGTTTGTGGAAACATCGATCTCCGATCTCGCCTCCGGGCTCGACAAAGTGGTGGACGACATCCGTGTCACGTTCGACCCGCTCCCAAGTGGCGGCGATGTGACCGTGGAGATCACCGTCGATGGTGGGTCGTCGTACACGTCTGTCGGTGACGCCACCACAGCCGGCCTGAAACTCGGTGAATGGGATGTCGCCACCAGAGCCGGGTCGGTCGGTTTGCGGATCACGCTCGGTCAGGGGACGCTTGAAGAGTCGCCTGTGGTTCGCACCATCCAAACCCGTGTCCACACCCTGTCGCTCTCGGACCAGATCCTCACCCTCCCGGTGAACTGCTCTGACCGTGTGGCAGGTTTGAACGGCAGCGACCTGCCGTACAGGACGACCGGGATGCAGCGTGCCCGTGTCCTGGAAGCATTGCTCGGGTCACGATGTCGCCTCCAAGACATCGACTGGCCGGTCACACGATCGGCCCAGATTTGGGAAGTGGTCGGAGCCGAATACATCGGCAGGAACCACACGTTCGATCAGCACAAAAACCGGCAAGTCCAATCCGGGGTGTGCGTCCTCACACTCAGGAGAGGTTTGTGATTGCTACGGTTGATGGCTGGCTGAACCTTGTCGGCGTGCTCGTGACCGCCGTCGTCTCGGGCGGCGTTCTCGTCTATGTGAAGCGGCTGGACAAGAACAACACCGCCCAACACGACACGAACCTGGGCAGGCTGGAACGGATCGAGACGGCCGTGGACAACGTTGCTGATGATGTGGTGGAGATCAAGGACCGCCAGTTGGAGCATCTGCAATGGCATTTGGAGCAGGAAGCCGACAAGGTGGTTGAACTTCAGGTGCGGAGGCAGGCGTGAGCGACACGCTCGCCCGCACCGCCCTGTCACGTCTCACCGACCTGAAAGCCCGGTGGGAGGCACGGTTCACCACCGTTGAGGCTGATGTGGCGGCGAACACGGGTGACATCACCGCCCTTGACGGGCGGCTGGACGCCGCCGAAACACAGCTCGGCAACCTTGCCGCAGAGACCGCCTTCGGTGCGTCTTCCGGAACGACGAACGGGTCGGGGGATTTGACGATCGCCCACGGGATGGGCGGCACGCCCACCGTGGTGGTTGGGACCGCCAGGGCATCATCTGCCGTGGTTCGTGTTCAAACGAAAGACGGCACCAACATCGTGCTTCGGTTTCTCGCACCTGCGACTGGTGCGGCGATCACAGGCACCAGCGTTGGCGTTGACTGGATCGCAGCCCGATGATGGGGGTGTAGATATGGGTAAGACGCAGGCAACGATCCAACAGCAGGGCGGCAAAGGCAACATCAAGCGCAACCCGTCGAAGATGGAGAACGGGAAGGCGTCGGCCGGCCCGAAGAACCGGTCGCTCACCTACACGAAGTGCTGATACTGTCAGCTACGTGTGGTGGCTGATCGGCTTCCTGCTCATCTTCTGGTTGTTCGTCAGGATCGATGAGCGTTGACGGGTAGGCGATGGTGGCGTAGCCAGCCATCAGCGTGTCAGCCCAGTCGGTCCTGATCTTGTCCCACCACGCCTGCTGCTGCTCTGGCGTCATCTCGCCCCACAAGCCGAACGTTTCCCCGATCGGGGTGTCTGATCCGATCGCCACTACGCCACCACCATCCATTCGCCTGTCTTGTGGAAGTGCTCCGCCATGCGGAGCCCCATCTCTAACCCGTCGATCCACCCATCACCCCAAGGCGACAGCCGCCAGATGCGCCCGTCGGGGCGACGAGAGTTGATGCCATGCTCGGGGACGGGCCAGGTGGTCCAGTCCTCTGGATCGAACTCGGGGTGCTCGCTCACTTCTCTCACTTCGTCGTAGCTGTCCTTATCGCACAACCCACTCCCATCCGTCGATGCACCACAGATGACGCAGTGGACTGCATCGCAGCCGATCATCTCGCAATCCATCACTCTGCCTCCGCTGCGGCGATGATGGCGGCGTGATCGACGCTCTCCGAGTTAGGGATGAACCCCAACTCGGCAGCCCATGTGAGCGCAGCTTCGATGATCCGCTCGTCCCTGGCCCGCAGCTCGTCCTGGTGGACGATGCGGTAGCCAGCGTCGGCCAACGCCGCCAGGATCGTCTCAGCGATGCCGTAGCGTCCGTTGGCGTCGATCAGGTCAGCGTGCGTTCGATCGGGCTTCACGGTGACGACACGGACGGGATGGTCGTAGACGTGGCACATGATCGCATCGACCATGACCTCAGTCGGGGTCTGCTTCACGACGCCACCTCGATGCTGCCGCCATGCTGCTGTCGATCTGGTCGGGAGCCATTTCCTGCCTCGCCCTCCAGGGCTGCCCGACTGGCAGACGGGGAATCGAACCCCGAGGAGATATACCCGCCTAGGACGGGTGACGGAATCGAACCGTCTCGACCTGTGATGCTGCCGCCGATCGCCCACTGTCCGATGAGGGACTGCGGGTCGATGTTGGGCGGGAGAGCGAGCCGTTGCGCTATCCCTCGCTGGACTGCGGTGGGAGTCCACATGAACGCCACGCCGTCGGTCCACACCTCAACGCACGGGCGGAGCGGGGCGGGGGTGTGATCATTGTGGTGCACCCGCAGCGGTCCCCATTCGACAACCGCCAACTCGGGGACGGTGATGCGGCCGTCGTGCGGGTCATCTCCGTTCGGATTGCAGTCGCAGGCGATCCAGGCGTCGGTGCCCCGCTCGTAGTGGTCAGGTTCACCCATGAGCCAACCGTCCTCGGCGCACCACTCGCACGGCACGGTGACGGGGTGCCGCCGCTGGCCGTCGTCGCAGTCGGGGCAGGCGAACAGCAGGTCGGCTGGACCGTGGTACGCACCAGGGACCTTCGCCTTACCCCCGCACGTCTCGCACGGCTTCGCAGCCTCCACCATCCAGGTGGGCGGGACTTCCTCGCACCCTGGGTCCCCGCAAGCGGGCAGGGGGTGGTCGTCGTGCTCAAGCTCTCCCGCCCCGAACACGATCCAGCGGCCGTCAGCCCGCCAGCGATCCACGGTCGCCTGATCCACGTCGATGCTCATGACCAGCACTCCTCGTGGGTTACGGGTCGATCAGGGAGCCAGGCGATACGCTGCCCGACCTGGATCGGCAGGTTGCACGACGGGCACTGCCCGTCGAACCTGGCTGGGAACGTGCGTGGCTGCTCGGCGTTGACGGCAGCCTCACGCCGCTCTCGGCCGTTGCAGATCGTGCACGCAGCGATCGGCCCTAGGCCATGAATGCACTCGTTGTCGCTCATTCCCGTTCCCCTGCTCGTGCTGCGCTGATTCGCTGCGTGCGGATCAGCCACATGCGATCGGATGACTCGATGAGGTCTTTCGTCACGTCGGCGTCGAGCAGCTTCCAGTCCATGACCCGCTGCGTGGTGCGCCGACCGAGGAACCGACGCACGGCTTCGGCCAGGACGAACGCTTCGTGGTACACCGCCATGTCGTGAGCATCGAGTTCTCGGTCGTCGGGTCGGTTGTCACTCATCTCGGCGTCCCTTCGTGTGGTAGTAGTCGGAGTGGTGCGGGTCCCGGGCGTGGAACGCAGCAGCGATGAAGGCGGCGAGCAGCCCGAGGGCGACCAGGCAGACGAGCAGGAACCAGTTCGGGCCGGCAGGCGTCACGGCGCTCACGGCTGGACCTCGTCGTCGGGATGCACCGGGCCGATGACCTGCCGCCACGGTCCGGTCAGCAAGTCGTAGTGCGCCTGGGTGAAACCGTGCTGGCCGATCAGGTTCCGCACGGCGAGCGCCTTGGCCGCAGCCCCAGCCGCAAACCAAGCCGCATCCCCAGCCCCATCCAGAGCCGCATCCAGAGCCGCATCCATCCGGTCCACCTCGTCGTCATCCCAAGCCGCAACCCAAGCCGCATCCATCCGGTCCACCTCGTCGTCGGTCAGCACCGCAGCACGACGCACCAGGGCGACGATCTCGGCCCACTGCGGACCGAACGTCTCGGCCAGCATCTCGTCCGTGATGTCCGGGACCACCTTTGCCCGAATGTCCGCCCACGAGTTGGCGTCGTCGTTGTCCGACACCCCGAACCCGTATTTCCGGCCGACCTGCTCGATCAGGTTGGCGTCACCAGGGACCGGCGAACAGAACCGGATCGCCCCATGCAGACACGTCTCGCTCTCCGGGTCGTACGGCTCACCCCAGCCCTTCGCCCACAGTTCGCCGCCACGCAGGCGACGATCCACAGCGTCCAGGTCGATGTGCAAGATGGTGGTCATGGCAGGTACCCCATTTCGTTCACGTCTGTCACGGTCACAGACGTTCGTGCAGCCTCAGCCAGCCTCTGGGCGAAGACGTACTCTTCACCGGTCTCGTACACCTGGCCGGTCAACAGGTCGATCTTCGGGTTGACGATCCTCCTGCGATGCCCGTTCGGCAGCATCTCAAACGCCACCTCGCCGTTGGATGAGACTTCGACACGGTTCCCGTTGCGATAGAAGTGCGTCACAGGTCGATCTCCAACATCTGAGCCAACTTCACCGTCTTGTTCGGATTCCGAGCCAGATAACGATCGGTCGTGTTGATGTTGTTGTGACGCATCAACTCCTGAATCTGTTTCAAATCCAACCCTTTCTCTTCCAGGATGCCGGCGTAGGTGCGCCGAAGATCATGACAGCGGAACTTGAACGGCACACGAGCCGACACCTGCTCCAAAACGTAGTGAACACCGTGGATGCCAAGCGGATGATGCCATTCGACTTCTTCCACATTGTCTTGCACGCCAGCATCGTTCACCACGGTGAACGACTGACGGAACGCCGGGATCACCGCAACAGCATCAGCCGGCGCAAGCTCTCGCCATTCGACCAGTTTCGCTTGGAGCTGCGGTGGCACACCGACACTGGCACGCTTGTCGCCTTTGCCGAGGATCTTGAACGACGACAGATCCGGGTTGAAATCGGTCCAACGCAACCGGGCGATCTCGAATCGACGCAGACCGCACAGCATTCCGAACAGGACCACCAGTTCGTCACGACGACCTTTGAGGGTGTCGTCGCAGGATTGCAGCACGAGACGGATCTGATGTGCTGTGAGCCATGTCCCGTCACGCACCGTGTTACTCGACGGGTTGAGCGTGTACTTCAGGTCGGATGACGGGTTGGTTTTGATCAGCCCATCGAACTGGAACCAGTCCCATGCGGAGCGGATGCGTGCACGTCGGGCTTTGATCGTGTTCGGGGCTGGCGTTCCGTGCAAACAGAACTCGGTGAGCTGCCGTGCGGTGAAGTCGGCCACGTGCTGCTCGGGCCAGGCCCGCTGTAGCGGTCCGAGGATCGCCCGTGCACTCGACCTGGACGATTCGGTGGTGAGCCTGCCGGATTCCCGGATGTACTTCTCGGTGGCGGTCGGGTAGAGCCTCATCGCACACGCTCCACGGGCGTGACGGTGCAGCGCCAGACGGGGACGCCGGTGACGTAGGGGTCGTGGGAGTAGTACGTGGCCCCGTTGCCGCCCGAGTGGAAGACGACCCACGCCTCGAACGGCTCGGGAGTGATCGACTTGCGGTAGGCGGCGACGGCGTCCTGAAACCTGTCGGCGGAACCAGCGGCGCTGCCGTAGATGTAGTCCACGGCTGCATCGAGCACGGCCTGGACTTCGGGTGGGAGTTCGTCGCTCATCGGATTGCCCCACGCTTCACGAGATAATCCCAGTCGGTTCGGCCCACCGCTCCCCACAGGTCCGCTCCCCGCAGGTCCGCTCCCCACAGGTCCGCTCCCCGCAGGTCCGCTCCCCACAGGTCCGCTCCCCGCAGGTCCGCTCCCCACAGGTCCGCTCCCCGCAGGTCCGCTCCCCGCAGGTCCG